GCTGTCGTTCAATACCAACGCGATGTCTATGGCATTCGCTGAAGGTAATCGGAACTTCGGCAATCGCACGCTTTCACTGATTCACACGCATTGCTCGGAGCTTTACCCGCAAATGGTTAAGGAGAATTCAAATGGAAACGCAGATGACTGATACAGCCTCAACAATCAACGACGGCGCTCAAACATCGCAACACTCCAATGGGAGCCAAGTGACGGCAGACGCTCTCTATGGAGGTCAGCAGCAAGCATCAGAAGGACAAGATCAGCAAGTCGCGGAGCCGGCCAATACTGATAATTCTGAAGGCAACACAGAAGGTGACCCGGCTGAAAAGCCACAAGGCGCACCTGAAAAGTACGAATTCACTCCCCCTGAAGGGAAAGAATTCGACGCCGAAATGATTGGAAACTTTTCGGAAGTTGCTAAAGAGTTGAACTTGACTCAAGATGCCGCGCAAAAACTGGTGGAGTCGATGGGGCCGAAAATAGCGGAACGTCAACTTGCCCAGGTGGAGGCCATTCGTAATGAGTGGGCGCAGCAATCACAAACGGACAAAGAATTCGGTGGCGATAAGCTTAACGAAAACATGGCCGTTGCGAAGAAAGCGCTTGATTCATTCGGCACGCCCGAACTGCGTACGTTGCTTGTACAGTCTGGTCTAGGCAATAATCCCGAAGTAATTCGGTTTATGTTCAGAGCAGGCAAGGCAATTAGTGAGGATACTTTTGTAGGAAATTCACCTGGCGCTGGCGGGAAGCCTTCAGGGCCACAAGATTTCAACGCGAAAGCAGCCGCACTCTACTCTAATCAGCAATCTTAATAGGAGCTAAATCATGGCAACTCTTGCAACCTCTAACCTTACCCTGGCCGATTGGGCCAAACGAACTGATCCAGATGGTCGTATTCCAATCATCGCGGAACTACTTTCTCAATCTAACGAAATCCTCGAAGACTGCGTATTTAAAGAAGGCAACTTGCCTACTGGCGAACGCGTTGTTATTCGTACTGGTCTGCCTGGCGTCTACTGGCGTGCATTGAACCAAGGTATTCCATCAACCAAATCAACAACTGCACAAGTTGATGAAGCGGCTGGTATCTTGGAAGCGCGTTCTGAAGTCGATAAAGACTTGGCGATGTTGAACGGTAACACCGCTCAATTCCGCTTGTCTGAAGACAGCGCATTCTTGGAAGCAATGAACCAGACTCAAGCCACGACTATGTTCTACGGCAACCCTGGTACAGATCCAAAGCAATACCTCGGCTTGGCTCCACGCTATTCGAGCTTGTCTGCTACCAACGCACAAAACATTTTGAGCGCCGGTGGTTCTGGTTCTGACAATACCTCTGTGTACCTCGTAGTTTGGGGCGACAACACTGTGTATTGCCATTTCCCTAAAGGCTCTAAAGCTGGTTTGATCCATGAAGACTTGGGTGAGCAAACCGTGTACAACAGCGACGGTACCCGTCTGCAAGCGTACGCAACTCGCTACCAGTGGAAGAATGGTTTGGTCGTTAAAGATTGGCGCTACGTTGTTCGCATCTGCAACATCGACGTGTCAGACTTGATCGCTCAAGCAAATACTCAAACTGCTGCTGCCGCGACTAACATCGTTAAGCTGATGGCACGTTCTTTGTATCGTATTCCTAATATGGCAATGGGCCGTGCAGCGTTCTACATGAACCGTACTGTGCATTCTGGCTTGAGCATCGCTGCTCTGGACAAATCACAATATGTTCTGAAGATCAATGAAGGCTTGAGCCAATTCGGCGTACCTTATAGCTGGTTGTCATTCTTGGGCGTTCCGCTTCGTCGCGTTGATTCGCTTATCAATGCTGAAGCTGTAGTGTCCTAATCAACCCATTAACTAAAAGGAACAAATCATGATTACCGATAAATTACTACGCGTATCGACAGATCAGGCATTGACTACCACTGCCGTGTCTACAGATACTATTGACTTGAATGTTGCCCGCGACATGGGCGAAGGTAGCGATCTCTATATGAACTTTGCAGTGACCACAGCTTTGGCTGGCGGCACCTCTGTTAAGTTTGAAGTGATTGGCGCTACCAACGCAGCACTGTCATCTGGTGTTGTTGTTCTTGGCTCTTCTGATGCAGTCGTTACGGCTGACTTGGTTGCAGGCAAGAACGTCGCTGTCCTCATCAACCCGCAAATTGCATCTACTGGCCAACGCTACTTGGGCGCACGTTACACAATCGTAGGAACATTTACCGCTGGTAATGTGCTTGCTGATGTAGTGATGGACATCCAAGACGGCAAGAAGTTTTACGCTTCTGGCTTTACTGTGGTTTAACAGGAGAGATAACACATGGCACAAGTTCGCGCAAAAACACTCTGTTTCGTTGACAATGGCATGCGTCAAGCAGGCGATGTCTTCGAATATGATGGCCCCAAAAATACAAACTTGGAATTCCTTAAAGGCGCTCCGGTTCAGACTGATGAGGTCGAGCAAGATGCGGCTGAAGGTTCCACTAAAAAGTGGTCGCCCAAAGCCAAGCGTGCAAGCGCGGAATAAGGCTCTGTGTAATCCGACTTGTCGGGTACTGTAGTCATAGGGGCCGCTGGGAAACCACGGCCCCTTTTTCTCATATAGGAGGCCACGATGGCATCAGAAGTCGATATTTGTAACTTGGCGCTTGGACATCTAGGCGACAACGCCACCGTGTCAAGCATTTCACCGCCTGAAGGTTCTGCACAATCAGAACATTGTGCGCGGTTCTATCCTATTGCTAGGGACGCTCTGCTTGAAATGCATAACTGGAACTTCAGTATGCGCCGCGTTAACCTGGCTGAAATTGCAAACAATTGGCCAGAGTGGAAGTATTCATACGTCTTGCCTGGTGACTCAATCAACATCATTGCAGTAATGCCGCCGCAAGCAAACGACGATTATGCAAGCCGCTTTGTACCTACTGACACACCAGATTTTGCTCACAACTACAGCCCTGTAATTGCTGCCGGTCGTTATTCTCCGCAACCTTTTAGCGTTGAGATTGCGTCTGATGGCAATCACGTTCTTTATACAAACCAGGAAGAGGCGATGTTGCGTTACACATGCTATGTGACCGACACCACTTCATTTAGCCCTTTGTTTGTAATGACCCTATCGTGGCAGCTTGCTGCGATGCTTGCTGGCCCAGTTATTAAAGGTGATGCTGGCTCGGCAGAAGCAAAGCGCTGTACGCAAATGGCTATGGGTTACATGTCGCAAGCAAAAGTTTCAGACTCAAACCAACGTCGAAATAACATTGAACACATTGTGCCCTGGTCGGCCGGGAGATAAGCATGGCAAATACACGCAGCTACACCCGAGCATTCTCTGGTGGCGTGATGTCGCCGGAGATGTTCGGCCGCATTGACGACGTTAAATTCCAGACCGGAGCCGCAAAGCTTCGCAACTTTATTTCAATGCCACAAGGCCCGGCAGAGAACCGTCCAGGCTTTTCATACGTCACGCAAGTCAAGGACAGCACCAAGCGCACGCGTTTGATTCCATTTACATACTCGACTACCCAGACAATGGTGATCGAGCTTGGAACGGGCTATGTGCGGTTTCACACACAAGGCGCAACCTTGCTTGCTGGATCACCGGCTGCATGGAGCAACGCAACAGCTTACGTTGTTGGTGGACTTGTCTCGCGCCTAGGGGTTAACTACTACTGCATCTTGGGCCACACAAACCAACAGCCACCTAACGCAACGTATTGGTACGCACTACCATCAACCGCATACGAAATTCCAACGCCATATGCTGAAGCTGATTTGTTTGACATTCACTATGTGCAGTCGGCAGACGTTTTGACATTGGTGCATCCAAACTATGCGCCGCGTGAACTTCGCCGGCAGGGTGCAACAAACTGGGTGCTTTCAACAATTAACTTTGCGTCTTCAGTGTCTTCGCCAACCGGCGTAAGCTCAACTAGATACATCCCGGCATCGGCCGCGGTTAACGCTGACACCTATAACAACATGGTGTATGTAGTAACTGCTGTGGCTGCGGATGGCGTAAGCGTGTCTGCTGCATCTTCTAGCACAACCATAGCAAACAATATTTATATAACAGGCGCTTACAACACAATCACCTGGTCGGCTGTAAGCGGGGCTTCACGATACAACGTGTACAAGCAGCTTGGCGGCATCTACGGCTACATTGGAAGCACCACAACTACAACGCTGGTCGATGACAACATCAGCCCTGACCTGGGCTTAACACCGCCGGTCTACAACTC